ATGGACAAGAATATGGATTGGATTTACAGACCTATAAATGAGCCGGATTTAGAAAGCATCCTGGCAGAAGTGGAAAAAGCCCTGGGCTTCAAATTGTTTGTGTGGCAGAAAACATTTATTGCCACGGGCGTATTTCGGCAGTACGGAGCCACAACGGCGGAGATATTACGGGAATTGTTGGCGGTGGATGCACGGCCGTTGGACTACACCACAAGACCCGGCAGCCACAAGGGAGCGTTTTACCGGGAAGAGTTATTGAAAATTAAAGAAAAGTTGGATGCTGCAGGAGTACCCACAAGGAAAGTGGCAACGTCACGGCAGCAGTTATGGGAGTACATGAAAGAATATGAAAGCAAAAATATTGAAAGATACCACGCCGGATGGCCTGGCAGAGAAGATAAACACAGAATTTGGAAATAGCAAAGCCCCATTTCTTCAACAAGTATGCACCCAGTACCAAACGGCAGTTGTGCCGAAAATGAGGGGCAAAGATATTGTGGGCCATGAGGTAGAATATTCCGCCCTTGTGTTTATTGAGGAATAAGAGGAAGCGAGGAATTTAACACATGACATTAGGAAGCCTTTTTGACGGTATCGCAGGTTTTCCACTGGCAGCAGAACGGCAAGGAATAAAGACCATATGGACAAGTGAGATTGAAGCAAATTGCACAGACATAGCAAAGCGGCATTTCCCGGATGCAGAAAACCTGGGAGATATTACAAAGATTAACGGGGGAAATATTCCGGCGGTTGACATTATCAGTTTTGGAAGCCCCTGCCAGGATTTGAGCGTTGCCGGAGAACAAAAAGGGCTTGACGGTGCCCGTTCCGGCCTATTTATGGAGGCCGTGCGAATAGTAAGGGAAATGAGGAAAAAGACAAATGGACAATACCCAAAGTACATTATATAGGAAAACGTGGCCAGGGCTTTTTCGAGTAATAAAGGCGAGGATTTCCGCCGGGTCCTGGAAGAAATCACAGAAACCAATATTTCAATGCCTAAAAGTGGAAAATGGGCAAACGCCGGAATGGTTGGAATTGAGAGAGCAGGGGGGGCGGTTCAGTGCACCGCATGGCGGTTGTTGGATGCTCAATTTTGGGGAGTACCCCAACGTAGAAAACGCATCTACCTTGTCAGCGATTTTGGAAATGGACGTGCCGGACAAATACTTTTTGAGTGCGAAAGCGTGTTGGGGTATCATCCGCAGGGCGGAGAGCAGACAAAAGGAAATTCCGATTATATTGAAAGTGGCGTTACTGGAACGGATTGCAGAGGAATGGCAGAGGACGCAAGTGGACAAATGACGCTTGACTTTGGACGGACAGCGGACCGAATTTATATGAACGCAACAAAAAGCGTTACCCTTATGGGACGGGCCGGCGGTGGCGGTGGAAAGACGGGACTTTATCTTTTACCCGTTTATACAGTCATAGGTAACACCATAGGAAGAAAGCCAGAGAACGGCGGCCACCAAATAGGGATAGGCCAGGACATAGCCCCAACATTAACCGGGGCAGACCGTCACGCCATAGCCTATGCACAAAGCGGTTTTGCCGAGTATAAAGAGGGCGTGGGAACACTTACAAAAAGCCGGGGCGTTTCTGGTTCCGGGCAGATGCTTGTAGCAATAGCGGAGAAGATAGCACAGACAATAAAATACCGTGTACGCCGTCTTACACCGCTTGAATGTGAACGCCTGGACGGCTTCCCGGACGAGTGGACCAGATACGGGGCAAGCGGCAAAGAAATGTCAGACAATGCCCGGTACATGGCATTAGGGAATAGCATAGCCGTGCCTTGTGCGGAACGTGTTTTTATAGGCATTAACAAAGCAGAAAGCGAGGAAAACGAAGCATGACAAATTTGGAAGTAATAGGAATTATTGCCCTTATGATTATCATCATAGGCGGCGGCACCATCCTTTACCTGGCACTGGCCGGGACGGCAATTATTTATTCACTGGGAGCCAATGAAAGCCCCAAAGGCCGCCGGGTATTTTTCAGCATCCTGGGTGTGGCTATGATTATTGCCTTTGTGTGTGCGTGCGTATTTTTCCATAAATACGGGGTGCCACTATGAAATTACGGGAATTTATAGGGGTATTTGAACAATCGGAGCGTTTGCGGATTGTAAAGGACGGAAAAGAGATTTACACGGGTTACAAGGCACTTATGGAACATGCAGAACTGGAAGCGGTCATGGATGCAGAGGTTAAGCGGTTTTGCCCGGTGCCGGAAATAAGGCACAAGGAATGGAAAAAACGGGGATTGATGCCGCCTATGAAGCCGGAAGAAACGCCGGAATTTTCCTTTTCAGATTTGCAAATGACACTATACAACACCATTTATATTTAGGCAGGAAAGGACGGCACTATGATTTTAAAGGAAATACAAAATTTTGACCTTAACCAAATAGCCAATTCCGGCCAATGCTTCCGTTGGAAGAGAACCAGGGAAAACGCCTATTTGGTTATACATAAAGACAAGGTTGTTACCATTTCACAGTTGGGCGGCGGTGCGTTCCGCCTGGATTGTAGCGAAGAGGATTTTACAAATACCTGGAAACAGTATTTTGACCTTTCCGAAGATTACGGAAAAATCATAAAGAGCATTGACCCAAGGGATGAATATTTAATGGCAGCAGGACAAACCGCCCAGGGCATCCGCATTTTACGGCAGGACCCGTGGGAAACCATAGCGTCTTTCATTATCAGCCAAAGAAATAACATCCCCAGGATAAAAGGAACCATTGAAAGACTTTGCCAAGTATACGGCCAGGGCATCCCGTATAACGGAAGCCTGGTTTATACATTTCCAACCCCGGAAGCAATAGCCAATGCACCCAAAGAGGAATTGGAAGCACTGGGGGCATATTACCGGGCGGAATATCTGATTGAAGCGGCAAGGAACCACCAGGGCCGGACAGATGCTGGAGCGGCCGCAGACCGTGAGGAAGCATACAAGACCTTAACGGGATTTTTAGGAATAGGCCCCAAGGTTGCAAATTGCATTTGCCTTTTCGGATTGCATTTTACAGAAGCGTTTCCACGGGACACATGGATTTCCAGAATAGAAGAAAACCATTACCACGGACATTTCCCGGTTCATAAGTACCCAGGCACCGCCGGAATTATGCAGCAATACATGTTTTATTATGAGCGGATGCAGCAGGGCAAGATTTGAAAGGCGGTAGACTATGGCGGAATTGAAAGTGGAAGTAAAAGTTTTAGACATGCCGGAAGTAAAAGCCATATTGGCACATTATAAAAAGATTTCCAGGCGGCGTGCCTGGGTAAACGGTCAGAGGACCGGGAAAGTGAGGAAAAAAGGATGGAAAAGAATGTGACACCAACCAACGGAATTGTGGAGCCGGATTTTTTGGAATATCTCAAAAAGACATTTAAGAAATGGCAGCAGTTACACGCCGAGGGTGTAACACTGGGCGGCCGTGAGATTGCCAAGTTGACCGCCACCGTGCAGGGGGCAAAATTAAACGCCCGTTTTGGATTTGAAGCAATAGCACACCGGGGACTGGATGACGAGGGCCAGGACCGTTTTACACTTATGATTTATAAGAACCGGGAAGCGGTGGAAACGGAAGAACCGCTTTATCATTTCACTACACCAATTTACAGATAAGAAAGCGAGGATAAAAGTATGGGATTTATGGATGGATTTACAAGTGATGGCACCGTGGACATGAAGCACACGGAATATTACAACCTTATGAGAGAAGCGGCCAAGGCGGAACTGATTGGTAATGCAGTAAAAGCAGACGTGCCGGGCTTTTATATCCAGGCAATGATTACCGGGGAAAAGCCGGAGTTTCTTAACACACTGGATGTGGAAGAGGAAAGCACGGGTTTTCATGCAGAATATGAGCAGATTACCGGGGCAGTGGTTACGATTTTTGAAGCCTGGATGAAAGAAAACGGCGTGGAGAGTACCGCCGCATCCTTACACCGCCTTATTGATACACTTGCCAAAAACCGCATTGAGGAATTGCAGACTATAAAAGTAAACCAGGAAGAACACCGGGAGCAGATAAAAGCGGCGTTTGAAGAAATGGAAAAGACTATGGGAGCCATGGCGAAAATGCCGCCTATTACCGTGTGTATGGATTTTGGAAGTAAGAAAGACCAGGCGGCAGCAGTGGAACCGAAAGAGAGCAAGACCCAGGCCGTGGATTGTTGGAGTTGCGACACATGCGGCCACCATACGGGACTGAAATGTGATGCCGACATATGCAAGGAATGTGAGGACGGAAGCAATTACACCCCAGAGAAAAAAGACCGGGTGGCAGCAGGGGAGAAGAACCCGGAAAGCGAGGACACAGACCATGGCAATGATTGAATTAAGAAAAGAAGTTGAAACGGCCGCCCTGGCAGAGTTAAACCGGGCAAATGCAAAATTTCCGTTATTTGCTTCCACCCATGAGGGGTACGCCGTGACGTTGGAAGAGGTAGAGGAAGCCCAGGAAGCCATGGACAATGTGAAATCTTCCATGGGCGTATTATGGAACCGGGTACGGGGCCGGGAAATTGCCCCTTTCCTGGAAAAGGAAACAAGCCCAACGGCGATTTACAACCAGGCTATTGATGCCGCTTGTGAAATGGTACAAGTGGCGGCCATGTTACTGAAATATGAAATGAGCCAGGCGGCAGCAGGACACCAGGCAATGGATAATTCCGGCATGGAAACGGGAAAGGTGGGATAGTATGGCGGTTTATGCGGTAGATTTTGACGGCACCCTTGCCATTACCAGGTTCCCGGAAATCATAGAAGCAAAGCCAAAGATTGTGGCGGCCGTAAAACTGTTAAAAGCCCAGGGGCATAAAGTTATCCTCTGGACAAGCAGAGCCGGGAAAGACTTAGAAGCGGCGGTGGAATGGTGCAAGGCTCAAGGGATTGTATTTGATGCCATAAATGCACCATTGCCAGAACAGACGGCCATGTGGGGAAATGACACAAGAAAGATTTATGCAGACTTCTATATTGATGATAAGGCTATGAGGGTTGAAGAATTAGAAGTTATTATGGACCAGATTGTGGATATTGTGGATAAGTACAAGGTAAGCCAGTAAGGAAAGCGAGGAACTTAACATGGTAGCAGAATTACAGACGGTCAGCCGGGAAGCATGTACGGCAATGATAGAACACGCCTATGCCATGGGCTACATGGATGCCAAAGAGCGTGAAAGAAAGAGAAAAAAGGCATTAAGGGAAAAGCGAGAAAGAAAAAAGTATTTCATTACCCAAAAGTTATATGGGGTGGCGGTGCTTTTCCTTACCGTGGTAGCAGTCAAATTATTGGACGGGGATGCAACCATAGCACTTTTCACAGTCCCGTTGGGTGTAACGCTGATTGCATCCAAAGAAATGCTGATTATCAATGAATATTACTGGAAATGCGAGGAAGAAAATGGAATTTGTAATTAAGGGCATGAAGTATAACACCGAGAAGATGGAAAAGGTGGCAGAGGTTAAAAAGTGGTATCCGATAAATAGTTTTGTATTACGTTCCATATACCAGGGAAAAGAAGTTGGCCGGACATATCCGTGCGAGTTATGGAAATCGGCAAAAGGAAATTGGCTTTTAACCCATGAGGAAGATTATAGCACGGAGTACGGGGAAGCCATCCAGGAAGAGGAAGCAAAGAGCCTTTTAATGAGATACGCAACGGACATTTACGAAAAAATGTTTGGAGAATTGCCGGAAGCGTAAAAAGAAAAAGCGAAACCCGGTTGCAAGGTGGGGAACCAAAACAACCGGGTTGGAACTAACAAAGTCAGTATAGCACAACATATAGAAAAATAAAAGCACTTTCAACTATATATAGAAAAGAAAGGTGGAAAAAGGTTATGTTCTACATAATTATTGGAGTGGCAGCGGCGGCAATGCTGATTTTGGGCGGCCTGGCCGTTTTAGGTTTTGCAGTTGTCAAAATGGCAATAGACTGGCTTTTTGATTGAAATTTAATGAAGCGGAAGCACTTCTCCGTCCTTGTAATGGGTATTAGCATATCAGACACCTATATTTTATTTTGATATATAGGCAATAGATAAAGGCACCCTGGCAGCAGGGTAAGGGGCGTTTTACATAAAGGTGGGGAACTATGAGAAAAAGGCATTATGATGACTACGATTATGAGGAAGCATACCAAAAACAGATTGAGAACTTAGAGGAATGGGAATTGGAACGGTTGATGAAAGACGGAAAGGTGGAGTGCCTTTATAGGACTACCACCACGAAGTCAACAAACATCAAAAGCGGCACCACACTATTAGAAGCCCAGGTGTACCCGTCCTTTAAAGATAAAAGCAATATGCCAGTGACGAAACAGAAAAGAGAAACCAGGCCGTCACAGAAAAACCTTAACGAGAAAAACGCAAGACGGTATTTAATACGCCTTGCCAATATCAATTTTGGAAAAGGGGATATTTGGGCCACGTTTGGGTGGAATGATGACTGTTTGCCGGATGATGTGGACCGGGCAAAGAAAGACATAACGAATTTTATTAAACGCATCAACCGCCGCCGGAAAAAGGCAGGGCTTGAAAATGCCAAGTATATTTACATCCTGGCTTTTGACGGGTACAAACGTCCCCATTTTCACATTCTGTTATCCGGGGACGGTGTGGACCGTGACGAGTTAGAGGAATTATGGGGAAAATGTGACCGTCCAAACACACGCCGCATTAAGCCGGATGACGATTTTCTGATTACTGGCCTTGCAACCTACATAACACAGAACCCACACGGGACAAAACGGTGGTGCCCATCCAAAAACCTTAAAAAGCCGCCGGAACCTACACGCAGTTATTCAAAATTCAAAAAAAGCAAAGTGGAACGCATGGCAAAGGATAACGAAGTTTTGAAAGAACAGTTGGAAAAGGCTTACCCAGGATTTAGATACCTGGATGCAGAGGTTAAATACAACGGTATCAATGCGGCATTTTACATATACGCCCGTATGGTGCGGAATTGAGCGAAAGGAGCATAACACACATGAAAGTTATTTCAATCATTAACCTAAAGGGTGGCGTTGCCAAAACCACCACCGCCGTTTCTATGGCGGAGTTATTGGCAGAGGGGGACAAGCGGAGAAAGCGGCCTGGCAGCAGGGTTTTATTATTTGACAATGACAAGCAGGGCAACGCATCCCGTTTGTTTGAAGCGTACCGCCGGGAAGAGGAAGCCGAAGCGTGCCGGATAATTAAGACCGGGCGGATTGTCGGAAATATCCGGGACACCAGGGAAAAGAACCTGGACATTATACCGTGCAATTACTTCATGGAGTTGGCGGAATTAGAGATTAACTGGTATATTGCCGGGGAACGTGCAAGATGTGTAGGAAAGAGATTGCCGAACTATATGGAATTTACCGTGGCAGCAGACGGAAGC